TTTTAATATTATTATTTTCTAAAAAAATAATATTAAATTTCAAAATAAAATATATATATAGTAACACGATGTATGGTGTTTAATTTGAGTAAGCGAGGCCGCCCCCTTATGCTTACTCACTTATTAGCTTTCACTAATAAGCTGGACTATTCCTTAAGTCTTCATTGAAAGTTGCTAGCTTTCTCAGACCCATTCCATTATAGTCTCTGAACCTTCTTCGTATGCTTGCATTATCGCACTTAGAAGCTTGGCTGCAGATTGTCCAATCCTTTTCGTTATCACTATGCCCTAGGTCATTACCCCGGGTATTTGCTGTATTTTCACACAACAAAGTAGTAGAAAAGGCTCTCAGGATGTTCCTGCAATTTAGAAATGTCGCCTCCACCTGACTTGATAGTCAAAGAGAGACTAGCTGGTTATATAATGCGAATTGTTCAGATTCGCATATTTGCTTTACACTGTTTACCCATACTAGGAAGCAAATATCTAGTATGGCAGCCAACTGTTGGGCACAGGCGAGTGTATATAACGATATACAATCTTTTGAAATGCCCGACATAATTCTTAACACGTTATAATTTGTGGCATAGACGCGCACCTTAGCGGTCTTGGTTCCCTCAACTGTGGCGTTGGACAAGACCAATTGAAGTGTGGCGTTGTCAATGCGGGAGAAGTTGCACGTGCCTGAAGGTTGGTGCTCCTCAGGGCGAAGAGCAAAGGAGTACACGTTGATACCCTCATCGGGGTTGCGGGTGTGGGCCTGGTAGGGTTGGACCCAAGAGAAGTAGGAACCTTCACGCTCGGAGAAGCGGTCTTGGCCGTTGAGCTGGAGCTTGGCAGTGACAACGGGGTTTTGGCCCCAGCAATGCATGTCAAGGGAGGTCTCAGTGAGAACAAATGTGCCGGCGTCGGAAACAGAGGATCCGTTAAGGTGGTCGACGTGGCCGGTGTACTTGTTCACGGGAGGAGGCTGGACAGAGTAGGGGTAGTTGGGGTTGTTGGGGTCGGTAGTATCATATCCAGGAACCTCTTGGCCGCCAAGGTTGGGCTCGTTGTAGGGGTTGGAAGGTCCGTTCCAGTATCCAGAGAAGCCAGAAGGAATGTAGGCGTCAAGAGCGCCGGCGTCTTGGAAGAGGCCGCGAGCGTCAATGAAGGCATTGGAGTTGGCAGCGACCTCTTGAGGCCCACCGAAGGCGTGGATGGCATTGGGAAGGGCATCAACCGCATCAGTGTAGTTGAAAGGTTGGGCACCGAGAACCTTGAAAAGAGTGGCATCGCATGTGAGGGAAGAGCAGTAATCGACGTTTTGATCGGGCTGCACAACCCAGATGAGCTCCTTCACGGGGTGGTTGAAGTTGAGCTTGATCTTGTTGCTGGAAGAACCGACAGACTCATCACCAGTGAATTGGAGTTGAGAGATCAAGTACTCGTGAGGGTTCTGGGCCATACGACGACGCTCGTCAGTGTCAAGGAACACGTAGTCAACGTAGAGGGAAGCGGCAACGATCGACTGGTTGTAGGCGATTGTGGCAGGAACAGGGCGTCCGGAAGCATATTGGTTAGCCATGTTGATAGGAGGGCCGGCGTTGCAAGAAAGTGTGGTAACAGCCCACAAGCACTCGTCAATAGGGCGAATGTCAAGGTTGATCTTGACCTCGTGGTATTGAAGGGCAATCAAAGGAAGGGCAAGACCGGGGTTTGTGCAAAACCAGAATTGAAGGGGAACGTAAAGGGTAGTCTCAGGAAGAGCGTTACGGGGAGCGCAAACTTGGCGAGGGGCAAGAGAGTCACAAGGGCCATCAACATCGGCGAAAGAGGGATCGGTGATGAAGGTGAGTTGTGTGGTGTTTCCGATCATCTTGAAGTAGCCGCGTTGTTGCTCAGAGGTCATGGTGAGCTGGTTCCAGATGTGCATCCAGTCACCATATTGGCGATCAATGCGCTGGCCACCAATCTCGACCTCAACCTGAGCGACAAGTTGCTCACCGGGGAAATCCAACCAACGAGCGTAAACGCCTTGGCCTTGGCCAGCGACATAGGCACCGACACCCATAAGCTGGTTGATCTCGGGAAGTGTCACCTGTAAATAAGTTCTGTAGGCAAGATCACCGTTGCGGGAGATCACGCACTGAACACGGCGACCGAAATCGGCTTGGCCGTTGAAAGTTTGCTCAATAGACTCAATAGCAAAGTTAGTGTATCTGCGGTATGTAACCTTCCAGAAAGTGATTTGAGGGTTACCAGTAAGGTAAACATCTTGAGCGCCATAAGCGACGAGTTGCATAAGACCACCACCCATTTTATATTATTGCTAAAGAAAAAAATTTTTGAAAATTTAATTTAATTAAATTAAATAAAAGAATTTTAATTAAATCAAGTCCATGAAATAAACCCCAAAAACTAACTTCGCAAAGACCCAAACTCTATTCGAGTATTTTATTTATATCCAAATTAGCTTTCATAAAATTTGCCAAGTAAGATTCCAGAAAAATTTCTTTTTTCCCTTCATGGTTTTTTGAAAAAATGAAAGAATCGTTCTTTTTCTTAATAGTCCAACCTTCTTCTAAAGCATTATATACAAATAGCATTTTTTGAAATCGTATATTATCTATTTTAATACCAGTATTATCTTGAGTATTTATATGTATTTCCATTATTTCCATTAGATAATGTAAAGAAAAATACCACTTTTTTTTAACTAGTTTATTTGTTTTTATTTATAGCTAGACTTATCAAATTATATTATTTTTATTATATTATTTTTATTATTTGTTATAATAATCTATTAAATAATTTATCCTAATGTATTTTAAAAAGATATAATAAATGCCTTCATTCAAGCCAAAGGCCCTTAAAAAAATAAAAGTTAGCAAAAGAAATGCTACTACTCTAGATGGAAAACACAAAGAATTTATAAATGAATTTTCTAAAGATGAGTTTGATACAATACCCAAATTAAAACTAGAAAAAAAAGAACTGAAAGAAAATCTATTAAACCATGAAGCGCTATCAATCGAAGAAAAGATGAATATTCAAGACCGAATAAATGAAATTAATGAAACAATTAAATTTACAAAAGAAAAAAAGAAGGATTACTTTTTAGATAATGCAAAATATATTTTTGATTATTTTGAAAACAAAAAAAATATTTCTAAAGGCGTTGCAGAAAGTAATTCTAAAAATAAAGTGGTCGACAATTTCTTCAAAATTAAAAATGACCAAACCAATAAAATCGAGATGAAAACCAATAATATTGTGCAAAAATACTTGAGTAACATTGACGATTCTTTTTTGGATGTGAATTCATTTGTAAATGCAACAGATGTTTGTCAATATTGCTACAAGGGCGAATTAATAGCATTAGAAGATGAGGGCATATTGATTTGCAACCAATGTTACAGAAATATTCCCTATTTAATTGAAAATGACAAACCTTCCTATAAAGAACCGCCTAAAGAAGTATGTTTTTATGCCTATAAAAGAATAAACCATTTTAAAGAAATTGTGGCTCAATTTCAAGGAAAAGAAACGACTCAAATACCACCGGAAGTAATTGAAAATATTAAACAACAAATAAAAAAGGAGAGAATTGAAATATCACAAATCACAAATCATAAAACGAAAGAAATATTGAAAAAATTAGGATACAATAAATATTATGAGCATATACCATTTATTAAGGATAAACTTGGCATCAAACCTCCCATAATGTCTCCTGAACTAGAAGAAACACTCTTTAATCTTTTTATGGAGTTACAGGGTCCTTATTCTAAATTTTGCCCGGATGATAGAGTAAATTTTTTGAATTATTATTATACAGCATACAAGCTTTGCGAATTGCTTGGCGAAACACAGTATCTTGAACATTTTCCAATGTTGAAAGACAGAGAGAAACGAATAGACCAGGATACAATTTGGAAACAGATATGCGAAGAACTAGATTGGGAATTTATACCTACCATCTAACACTATTTTTTGGCGTAAAATTGATGAAGTATACAAAAATATTTTATATTATTTATATTTTAAATTTAAATAATATATATTTTGTCGCAATAATTTATTCCTAGAAAATTAGAATCCACCAGGGAACCTAACAAGGTTAGCACCAATACCGAAACCAGCTCCAGAGCGTGCTGTGACGCCCATAGAAGGAACATATGTATCAAGAATGCTAAATGTTGCCGCAGCGGTTAAAGCAATGAGCGCAATCTCTTCAAGGTTTAGGGAGCGTTTAGGGATGGCATATGCTGCAATAGCAACCATTAAACCCTCAACAAGGTACTTGATGATGCGCTTAACGAGCTCTCCAAGGTCGAATGCGTGAGACATTATAAATAATATCAAGAAAAAAATATAATATATTGCGATAAAAACTTAAAATAATTTCCTTTAATAAATAAAATGGCTAGTTCTAAAGATAATAGTTTTGAGAGAAAACTTGATAAAAACGGAAAACCCAACCCTAAATATGTCGACTTATTGGAAGAAGACAAGCCTCTTGCGGGTCAAAAATTTGTTTGTGTTAGTTTTGTTTCTCCTGAAAAAATATTGAAGCAGAAAGAAATGTTTTTCTTTCAAGAATTCCTAAAGAAATGGGAGTTCAATAAATCTATGGAAAAATTCATCCAATTTCTTAACTTTCTTTCTTATAAATACAAATTGACTTTTGATGATGTAACGAAGGATTTTCAAGAGTTTGTCAAAGACGAGAAGGAAAATATTGCTAAATCTACTTTTGAGGATGAATACAAAACATTTTTAGATAACAATGAGGAAGAGTTGGAAAAAACCTTTGGTATCACCTATAATTTCCAAACTTGCACGAGAGGGTTGAAAGTTCGGGGGACATATGCATCTATGGAAGAGGCCGAGCTAAGATGCAAAATGTTGCGCGAAATTGATCCCAATCATGATGTGTTTGTTGGTCCAGTTGGATTGTGGATGCCTTGGGATCCCGAGGCATACAAGACTGGACGCGTTGAGTACATGGAAGAGGAGTTGAACCAGTTGATGAGCGAAAAGAATAAGAACGAGGCCAATGCTAAGAATGCATTTGAGCAACGCGTTAAGGACGCGAAGAAACAGGCTATTGAAGATAATGTGAAAAACGCAGAGAAGACGGGAAGTATTCTAACCCAGACGATTGATGATGCGGGCAATTTGATTAGTGTTGCAAATATGAATACCACAGAGAATGTACTTAAGGGTAGTGATTCTATTTCTACCGCTGATATCAGAAGTGAGTTGTTCGAGGGTGAAAATATCGTTATTGGTAAGAGTGATAATGGTCAAAGTCAATTAGTAAGCGGACCTTTTGCTAATAAAAAAGAAGACTAAACAAAGGATATATACATTATGTAAACAAAAGTAAAGTTATACAAATTTGTGTAAAATGAATATAAAAATATTTGTATTTTCATTTTATGGACAAACTGCCTAATGATGTAATATTGCATATATCAGGATTTTATGGACGCAGGATACCTTCTGATTTATCAAAAGAAATAAATCAAAAAAAAATATTATATGCGATAAAGGAAAACGAATATTACAATCATGACTATAACATATGGAATATTCGAATTGTATTAAATAAACTACAAGATAACACCTTTGTTTCAGAGAGCTTGAGAGAAATGTCTAAAATGCGGTGTGGAAAAATTTGAATAAAATAGTAAATAAAATATGGTGGTCTTTTAATTTGCAAGAACGAGAGAAAATTATCGATAAACATTTTTCTGATTATCGTGAAAAACCATCATCATTCATTACAGGAAATGGATTTATTCATTGCAAAATCTATAATCGCTATAAAACATTATCTGATAGTTTTTTGTAAAATAAATTTTATCTAATGTAAATGTAGTATACATACACATACACACACACACATGAAAACTATTCCTATAAAAATAAACAAAGTTTTCAAAGAACCAGAAACTATCAAAAATGGCCTAATGTTTGTAAAAAGACTGTCACGTGATTTAGGTGCGTTATTTTGCATGCCTGAAACAAAAATCCATAGTTTTTGGATGAAAAACACATTTGTCGGTTTGGACATGATTTTTTTGGACGAGAATTTCAACATTGTAGGTTTTGTGGAAAATGCAATTCCACACGATTTATCGTCGCACCGCGTAAACCATCCATCAAGGTATGTAATAGAAATTAGCGCAGGGTTTGTGAAAAAGAGAGATATCAAAGTTGGCGACGTAGTCAAACCGATTTACTTAAAAAAAGGCACTACCGGAAAGCGCCATGGAACGCGAAGCCAAACACGAAAATGCAAACGAAATATCACGGTTACACGTGCACGTAGACGTACGCATAAACATTTCTAAAACAAACTTAAAAAGATGATACATGATAATATACAATCAATCGAATGTTGAGACAACTTTTCGCTGTTGCTTTTTTCGCTTTTCTTGCTTTCGTAAATGGGCACAATAATACCTGTGTGTCTCACTGTACGAATGGTGACGCGACTATGGATATTGCTACTGGTACGGGTACAGTTGAAGATATTCCTAGTAATAATTGTGTAACTTTTTCTGTGAGTCAAGGAACCGGGTGTGCATGGATGTGTAGTTATTGCGCAAACCAGCTAGGAACAAATAATTATTATTTTACGGATAATGTTTGTAGTTACCAAGAGGGTGTTGGGTGTGTTGGAAACCCGACCGCTGGTGCTTCTTATACATGCTGTTCTGTTTAAGAACCTTAAATATCTTTCTACCATTTGGTCTTTTTAACGCTAATTTTTGGTCCCTGACCGCGTTTCTTGACGTTCCCTGGGTCATATTTCTCATCTTCATCGTCTGAATGCATGTCTTTGGACAATTCCCAGAACTCTTTTGATCCTAATTTGAAGTCGTTATGTGAATCTGCTTTGTACCAGAAGACCTGGTCTTGCAATTTATTTGATTTTGCATTGTTATTGATGACTAAACACTCATAATTCTCGGTACATTGATCCATGACCTGACAAAAGCTCTCAAAAGTAGGGAACATACCAGCATAATTGTCGAAAATCCGTCTCCGATTTGCTATATATGGTTCGCGTAAAATAAAAACATAATCCACATTGGTTCTCAAGGTGGGTGGTATGCCTAACGGATATTGCATTGTGATGATAAGCATAACCTTCCAGTGTCTCCCATTCATAAAAAGTAATCGCATCATTTTATCCCTAGACCATGTATTATCATACAAGCAGTCATCCAAGATGACAAAAGTACGCGGGTCGATAGTGCTTCTCTTAAACGTTTCCATTTCCTTTTTGATTTGCTTTAGGACGGAACGCTGGCGTTTCAAAATATTTTCAATAATCGCCGTGTTATACTCGTTGTGAATAAACAATTTTGGCACCATTTTGCTGTAAAACCCGTTGCCTTCTTCAGTACCGGAGATAACCGTGCCAATTGGTATATCTTGATGGTAATACAATAGATCTCTCACCAAGAAACTTTTACCGGTATCACGACGACCAATCAAAACCACAACCGGACCTTTAGACTCATTCGGCTTAAAACTAATCGTTTTCATATCAAATTTTTTCAATTCCAAAGTCATAAATACGGATTTATATATTATTTAGAAGAATTAAAAAATTTGTTTTTACGCAATAATTGCAATACAACAATCATATATTTGATTTGTTATATTGTTTAATCTAATAGAATTTTTAATTCTTTGATTTTGAAATAAGTTTAAAACACTTATAATTTATATGTTAAGTAGCTAATGATAAATATCAACTATCAAAAAAGGAAAAACACCGAATTGTTTAAATCCTTTGAATCTTTCGATTTCTCTCAAACACAAAATTACATACCCATCTATGGCAAGTTTTTTTCTTTGAATGAAGCCAATTATAACAATATTAACCTAAATCATAATTGGTACCTACATAACATAAAAGAAAACAGCACAGAGAGTCAGAACCTCTTTAAATGTGCGATTCATAATTTGAATACCAACAAAGTAAAAAACAAGCAAGTATTCTTCAAGTTGGCGCCTTTAGTAGATCCATTCAAGTATTTGATTGGCAAATACAACCCAAATGATTCCAAACTGTACAATCTACCTTTTATAGCTTCTCAACAAGACAATTCCATTTCCAATTCTAATTTTAATAGTAAATTTTTAGATGTTAATAATTCGGCCTATGTAGACGGATTCTTTTCCTTTTTAAATTCAAAATTGATTCACGAGCACAATTTTATACATGGCGTCGATTTTTATGGATCCTTTTTAAGTATTAAAAATAATTTTACACTGAATATTTTTGACGATATCGACTATTTGAACAAGTCGGATTATTTCAACAAAAATAAGAATGTGTTGTTCCAGGTGGATGATTATAGCTTTCTTTTAGAAGATGACGAAGAAGAGAATAAAAAATTGCCAAATATAAAAATAGATCATAACAACAGCGCAAGGTCAATTTTATCAATAAAATCTATTGATGATTCTATGTTTGAAAATGTTTTTGCGAATGAGGTTGTTTCTCTCGATGATTTAAAGGGTGATGGAACGTTGTCTTTAATTGGAGATTTACAGATTCAAACCAACCTTACAACCACTTTGAAATCTGGTTCAAGCTGTTCTTCTAGAAGTTCTCATACAGACCCAGATAATGAAAATACGCATGACTGCTGCACCGATGAAGGTATTAGCAACAATCAAAATAGTTCTGATAGTGAAGGCGACCGCGAAGTCGATGACGAAGGATATGAACCAGACGATAAAAATAGTAGTCTTGGCCGTAGCCACAGCCATAGCGATAGTGACGAAACTGGGAGTGACGAGAGTACCTATACTGAAGAAAAAATAAATGTAGTAATACCAAAGTTTCCAGTGCAAATCATTTGCATGGAAAAATGTGAAACTACTTTTGACGATTTGATTTTAAATGAAGAACTAAGCGAAATGGAGTGGTATTCCGCGTTTATGCAAATTATCATGATTTTGATAACTTATCAAAAAATGTTTGCATTTACTCATAACGACCTACACACCAATAACATCATGTACAATGAAACGAAAGAAGATTTTATTTATTACTGCTATAAAAAGAAATATTATAAGGTTCCTACATTTGGAAGAGTTTTTAAAATAATCGACTTTGGGCGCAGCATATACAAGTTTAATGGCAAATTATTTTGCAGCGATAGTTTCCAACAAGGCGGTGATGCCGCTACACAATACAACACAGAACCATATTTTAATGATAAAAAACCACGCCTGGAACCAAATTATAGTTTTGATCTTTGCAGGTTGGCCTGTTCTATTTTTGATTATATGATTGAAGATTTAGAAAGTATAAAAAATTTAGACGAATGCGATCCTGTTGTAAAACTAATCGTTGAATGGTGTTTAGACGATAAAGGTATTAATTTAATGTACAAAAATGATGGCACAGATAGATACCCCGATTTTAAACTTTACAAAATGATTGCCCGGTGTGTTCACAAACATACACCCCAAGCTCAATTAGAGAGGGACGAATTTGCTGGATTTGCGATTGCAAAAAATAAAGTGCCAGCTACAGCGAGCGTAATGAATATTGATGAATATCCAACGTACATCTAAATGTTTCATTTCTAATAATCTAATATCTAATAATCTAATATCTAATATCTAATATCCAATAATCTAATAAAATTAGCTAATAATCTAAAATTAGTTCATATTTATAAAAATATAGTTTTATATTATTATAAATGAATATCAATACAAACATTAACAACTATGGTTTTATAATTACAAGACATGTGAATTCTGAATTAACAAATAAATATTGGAATCGCTGTGTTCGTTGCATCAGAAAATTCTATCCTCTAAAAAGAATCGTCATCATAGATGATAATAGCAACCAAGATTTTGTAAAACCAGATCATGAATATAGAAATATTGAAGTTATTGCATCAGAATTCCCAGGGAGGGGTGAATTGTTACCTTATTATTATTTTTACAAACATCGCTTTTTTAATAATGCAGTTATTATTCACGATAGTGTTTTTTTCCATCAACGAATTAATTTTGACAAAATTAAAAGCAAAGCAATACCGCTATGGCATTTTAATCGAGACAAAGAAAACCTAAGCAATACATTTCGTTTAGCAAGCGTTTTACAAAATAATCACGAAATAATGCAAAGCCTAGACGATAAAAATTTACAAATTCTTGGTTTTAAAAAAGATGCGTGGTATGGCTGTTTTGGCGTGCAAAGTTACATCAATTGGGAATTTTTGGCAGCTATGCAAAATAGATATGCGATATTTAATTTATTAAGCGTTGTAACAACCAGAAGCGACAGATGCTGCTTGGAGCGCATATTTGGCTATATTTTTTTCAAAAACCAGCCGTATTTGTACAAAAGAATATCATTATTGGGAAACATAATGACATATTGTGTTTGGGGAGGTAGCTTTGAAAACTATATTCAATTTGTTGAAAAAAAGAAAGTATCATTGCTTCCACTGGTGAAGGTATGGACGGGGCGGTAACTTAAAAATCGGGGCTGTCGGTAAAAACCGCTGGTGGCGCATTACCTCCCCCCTCTTTAATAACAGGCTTTAATTGCTCTAAAACGAAATTTCCGATGAGAACGCTAAAGTAAACTAACAATGTATCTCTCACGAGCAATTTCAAGGGTTTACTCTCTCTATCAATAAATCGCATTTCTATGAATTTGCAGATAAAAAATACGAAAGATATGAGCCCGGCTACAATAAAGATATTATCCATGTAAAATAATAAAGAATATTCTTATTTTTTATTTTACGCAAAGGTAACCTATGTTCCCTTTAACCCTCCTATTTGCTTATATTTTATTATTTACTTTTTAAATAAATCATACAAACAGGAGGGTTTACGGGAACCCTGGTTCCCGTAGTTAAGCCAACACTTCTATATCATCTATCAATAAATCTGGCATTAAGTCTACACTCGGCGGATCTATCACATGAATATCCATCGGACCTAAATCCATACTTTGATCCGAAATGCGCAATTTTTCGCTATCGTCTTCAGACTCTTCCTCCAATTTTCGCTGTTCATTGCGAATTGTACTTATTTGTTCTAAAACATCAGGATCCTTCGGCGCCGTAACATGCGCAACATGACCTGCTTCATCCCGTACAAAATCGACATTGTTAAAGCTCAAACGGCTCTCTTCTTGTTTCGTTATTATCTCCTCTACTTGTTGGTTGAATTCTTTCTCTTCTTTTTCCTTGGGCGTTTCAATAAATTGCTCTTTTACCTCTTCTATAATATCCTCCTCAACGCTCTCATCCATATAAGCGCGCAAAATATTTTCCAACGGCACGCTTTCTCTCACTGCGTTAAGTATGCATTCTTGTACAATTACTTCTAATTCTCTATGATTCTTTTGCATTTGAAGGGGTGCCACGTCAATTTCGAAAAGATAAACGTTTCTGTAGACCTTCCTAGCAACATGAATATACGCTTTGTGAATAAAGTCGTCCAATTTGGGAATAGTAATGTCAATCTTCTTTTGCTTATTTCCAGCACGCATTGCTGTAAGTAATTTCAACTGAATAATGTGAACACAAGTCACCAAATCTTCTAAATAACCGCACCCGCTTCTATCGCAAATGCGCTTTCTCTCATTTTCAATAATTACCGGATTCCACTTTGGGATTCGGGAAATAAAATTCTGAAATGTCATCAAATACTTGTCCGTTTCATTGTTCTCTCTACACAGCTTGTGTGCTTCTTCAAAAATCGATCGAAGACCTTCAATAATAAGCGGCGTCAGAATTGTTAGCAACCTGGCACCCCATTCATTTTTCGATTCATGCAATGACCCAACATTGAAATCATCCATTTTACATAAATGAAATATTTTCTAAAGAGTAATCTAAACTTAAAAATAAAAAATTCAAAATAAAAAATATTAATAATTTTTCATTTCTAAATTCTTTGCGCACTTTATTAAAAGTAATCAATAATTCGTACCTTTTTTCATCTTTCAATACGGCAAAACATTTGTCATTTTCTAGAAGATTGATAATATCTAAACCACTGTACCCCTTTTCATACAATTTTTCGGAAAATTCTATTAGCTGTAGGCTGGATATTGGAATAGTTGTGGTTGGCGTAGTTGTGGTTGGTGTAGTTGTGGTTGGTGTCTGTATTGGTTTGGTTGTTGTTGCGCTTGAAGGCATCATTTTATGCAGTTCTTTTTTCAACCACTCGATTCTCTGGGTTTTTTGGTCTTGTAATTTAAAGACCTCTGCTAAATTATACTTGTATAAATTAATCGGTGTACCTTTTAACGTGGGTTCGGGAACATAAATCTCGCAAAAACGCGATAAAATAGGTTTTAATAATTTGTATTTATCTTCTACAATTATGAAAAAACGTGTAGTATGGCTAAATAATTCAATACACCTACGCAATGCACTTTGCGCATCCATTGTCAATTTGTCCGCATTCAACAAAACAATGCTTTTAAAAATATCGCCACCATTCGAATTAATCTGGGTCTTTGCAAAAAATTTCAATTCGTCTCGTATAAACTTTATACCTTTTCCATGCGCACAATTTACGTGCATTACAAATGTTTTAATTTTATCTTTATTATTTTCGTAAATGGTAGAAATAAAATTGTTTACTAGCGTTCGCTTTCCACTACCGGAAGGTCCGTGAAAGATAATATTTGGAATTTTATGGACTTTATGAAAGTATTCCAATTTAGCTTGAATCGTTTCATGAATATATAATTGCATTCTTGTAGTTTTATTAATGATGTTAATATTATTACTTTTATTATTTTTATATTAAATTTGCGGTAAAACTATATAAACATTATAAAAATACTAATTATACAAAAATATTTAATGAACGTAAATATTAATAATAAAAATTATCGTGTAAATCAGAGCGAATTCAATAAAAGATCAGAAGCTGGTTTAGAAAATTTAAAATTATTAAATAATGCAGGACTGTTTGAAAGAATAGTTTCGCTTATTATTGAATTGAAATCTTGCGGTAATAATAATTTACTGTTTGTAAATACTGATCATGGTGGTTTTATGCCTATTGAATGTTCGGGATTTTTTGATAAAATAACTTTAATAAATACACACCCTAAAAACAAAGGAAATATTGATAATAATATAAAAATTCATAATATAAAAAATATATTTTTTGAGAATTCCGAAGTAAAACTAACAAGTACAGCTAATTCGATTATATTTTCTCATAATTTTTATGATATTCCAAAAGATTTTTTAAAAAAAGATTCAGAAAATATAGTAGTGTGTAAAATAAAAAATACAAACTTATTAAATATCAAAAATTACGAATATATGTATCGATTAAAAAATACAGAATACTATATATGTTTCAATGAAACTAAACTAGATATATTCAAAGAAACGTTCAAATACTACTTGGAAAATTCTTCAACTATTGATGAAAATCGTACACTTAATTATGATAATTTAATACATCTTTGCATTATGGTAAAAAATGCTGGGCCACAATTTGAAGAAATGTTAACAAAAAATTTACCAATCATTGATAAATGGACTATTTTGGATACTGGAAGTACTGATGAGACACTAAATATTATTGAAAAAGTTCTAGTTGGTAAGAAAAAAGGTGAATTATATCAAGAACCATTTATTAATTTCCGAGATAGTAGAAATAGGTGTTTGGACTTGGCTGGAAAATCGTGTAAATTTGCTATAATGCTTGATGATACATATATTGTTGAAGGTGATTTAAGAAAATTCCTTCAAAAAATACGGGATGATCAATTTTGTAATTCACTTTCATTAATAATTAAAAGCAATGATTTAGAATATGGTTCTAATCGCATAATCAAAACGTATTCAGGATTAAGATACAAATATAAAATTCATGAAATAATAGATGATAAAAATAATATCAATGTTATAATACCAAATGAATTTGCTATCATCAACGATGTTTCTTACGATTATATGGAGGTAAGAACTATGAAAAGAAAAGAATTAGATTTGAAATTGTTATATGAAGAAGTAGATGATAATCCACAAGAACCAAGAACATATTATTATCTTGGACAAACATATAATTTATTGGAAAAATATGATTTGGCTTATAACTTTTTTATGAAACGGTGCGAATTTACTGATAGTGGATTTATCCAAGAGAGAATAGATGCTGCGTTTGAAGCGGCAAGAATCGCAAATTTTAAATTAAATAAACCATGGAAGGAATGCATGGAGTTGTATGAAAAGGTTTTTAAAATTGATGAAACTAGACCTGAAGCTCAATATTTTATAGGAATACATTATTACCATGAAAATAATTATGTAAAGGCGCATCCTTATTTTAAAAAGGCATTCGAAATTGGATTTCCATCTCATTGTCAATATGGTCTAAAGCCTACGTTAAGCTTTTATTTTATACCATTATTTTTATGTAAAACATGCTATAGTGTAAATGACTATGCCCTGGGAAAAAAAGTCGCTGAATTTTTTCTAATGTATAATAAACCTGTTGTTGATTCGTATGAAGAAGTAGTATCTTGGTATAAAATTTATGAAAAATTGACAGCTAATAAAATAACTATGATTCCTTATGAAGAAATAAAACCAAATATTCCAAAAAAACCAATATTTTGTTTTCATGCAGACGGTGGTTTTAATAAATGGTCGGGAAGCAGTATACTTAATATTGGCGTAGGTGGTTCTGAAACATATATTATTGAATTATCAAGATATATACAAAAACTTGGTGAGTTTGATGTTTATGTTTTTTGCAATTGTGAAATAGAAGAAATTTTTGAAGACGTTATTTATAAACCACTCAATGAATATTATAGTTTTATTAAACAAAATTACATACATACGTGCATTGTAAGTAGATTTTCTGAATATTTACCTGTTACATTTAAAGGGTTAGTTGAAAATGTCTATCTTGTTTGTCACGATTTAACGCCCAGTGGTATCGTTATTCCCATTGATAATAAACTGAAAAAAATATTTTGTTTTACAGAATGGCATGTTGAATATTTTGTGAATATTTTTCCTTCTTTTAAAGACATAACTTGCTCATTTTATCATGGCATCGATTTTTCTAAATTTAAAGCGAACAATGTTGTAATGAAACAAAAATACAAATTTATTTATTCGTCTTTTCCAAACCGCGGTTTATTGCAATTATTGCAAATGTGGCCAAAAATAGTAGAATTTCAACCATTGGCTTCTTTGCATATTTACTGTGATATAACTGGGGAATGGGTAAATAAAGTTGCCGGTGAAATGATGAATCAAATTCGAGAATTATTTAATATTTATAATGTAGCGCAAAATAACATGAATATTTATTACCATGGCTGGGTAAACAAACAAACATTGGCGGAAGCATGGCTTACTGCGGATATTTGGTTTTATCCTTGTAGTTTTATGGAAACATTTTGCATAACGGCATTGGAAGCAGCTATAACAAAAACCCTTGTCATTACAAATGATTTAGCTGGATTACAGAATACTGTTGGTGAGAGAGGTGTTACAATAAAAGGTAATGCGGCAGAGATAGAATGGCAAGAAAATGCACTAGAAAAAATAAAATTTTATTTGGATCCTCAAAATAATTCTTTAAAAGAGAAATTAATAGATAAAAATTATAAGTGGGCTTCTGAATTATCATGGGAAACACAAGCTAGAAAGTTGTTGAACAATTATATTTTGCAAGAAAAATTTGAATACAAAGATAAACATGATTGGACTAATGGGGTTTTCAATAGTTCTGAAAAAGTCGCATTTTTAAATATAACAAAATATTTTGACTACAAGTTTTCTTTGGAGCAATTTAATAGACCAGCTCAAATATTAGAAATTGGTACACATACTGGAACATCATTAATTAATATAATTCAACTTATTCCTAACTCTCAAGGTATTGGTGTAGATGAGTGGAATGATTCGTTAGAAATTAAAAAAAGTTTTCATAAAAATATAATGAGAGTAGGATTGCATAATGACATACATGCAAAAAAAGGTGACCCCAAAGAAGTATTTTTGAAAATGACCAAGGAGGGTAAAATGTTTGATTTTATTTTTATCAAAAATTGTAAATCATCGAAAGTTTTTTATACATATATATTTTTTGCATGGCAAATTTTGACTAAAGGTGGTATTATCGTAATTAATGATTACATTGAAACAGACGATAATTCTATTGTTTCTTCATTTGAAGCGGTAAATATGTTTTTTGGTGAAAATAAAAACGAATATCATGTATTATATTCGGGAAGTCACATATTTTTGGAAAAACTTGTCTAGAAAAATTTACAAATCTGACTTTACATTCATAAAATTACTTACATTATTAATTATATGAATTTATAGAATTTATAGATTTTTACAGCCAAATCCATTTGTATGGCCCATCTCCTCTAACATTTACAGATCTCTTTAAGGGTTCGACATTGATTTCGCTACGTTTGCCGTTGACCAACCAATGAAATCTGGTGTTCTCGCCATAAACAACAAATGAATTATTTTCTACTTCTGTTACTTGAAGTTGTTGCGTTAATTTTTTTCCAGAATAAATTGGTGTTACTTGGATAGTAAAATCTACTGCTAAATTTTCAACATAGTTTGGTAAATCTATTGTAACAGAAGTGTTATTTGTTATTTCACTCTTTCCTCTGTAATAGACGCCCCCCTCTGGACCTTCTAAACAAGCATGTACTAAAAATCTATTTTCATCGTTCGGATGACTGATTACAAAAGTTTTTGCATTACCACTAGTTCCTGCTGCGGAATATCCTATTTCACCAGTGTTGGTATTATAATACATTACATTTAAAGGAGTGCCTATTGAACTTGCTATTCTCATTGGACGGACATTAAATGAACTAATAGCAGAAGTACTAAAGGTAACACCGGTTGCATTTATTATTGTTGAATTACTATAAGTTGCATTAGCGTAGGTGCCAATGGCTATTGCATTTGTTCCTTGTGAATTTGTTCCAGCATTGTATCCAATGGCTATAGCATTTGTTCCTTGTGTATTTGTTCCAGCATTGTATCCAATGGCTATAGCATTTTGGTTTTGATTTGTTGCACCAGCATTATATCCAATAGCTATTGCACTTGTTCCTTGTGTATTTGTTCCAGCATTGTATCCAATGGCTATAGCATTTAGGTTTTGATTCGTTTGACCTGCTTGATAACCGATTGCGGTTGCATTTGTTCCTTGTGCATTGTAACCTGCACTTTGGCCAATTGCTACAGCACTTAATCCTTGATTATAAAATGCAGCATTATAACCAATTCCAATCGAACTTTGACCTTGCCCAGTATTTCCTGCATTATATCCAATAGCTGTTGCATTTTGGCTCTGACTCTGGTACCCTGCATTGAATCCAATAGCTATTGCATTTGTTCCTTGATAAAAATTAGCCGCGCTAAATCCTATTGCAATTGCTTGAATACCTTGAGTTACTTGACCCGTATACTGTCCAATTGCAACAGCATTTTGTCCTTGACCATTTTGACCTGCACTTGGGCCAATTGCTACAGCACTTAATCCTTGATACTGATTCCCACTAAGAGCACCAATCGCAACTGCAGACGGTTGTTGACTATTTTGGCCGGCACTACCACCGATTGCAACGCAGTATGATGATTGCGTTACTTGTCCTGCATTGTATCCAATTGATACTGATTGATATCCTTGACTATATTGACCGGCATATCCACCGATTGCAACACAGTATGATGATTGCGTTACTTGACCTGCACTGTATCCAATTGCTATTGATTGATATCCTTGACTATTTACCCCAGCGGTACTACCAATTGCTATAGACAAATCACTTTGATTATTTTGACCTGCATTGTATCCAATAGCTATTGTTTGTACACCTTGTGTACTATAACCTGCTTGAAAACCAATTGCTACCCCATTTTGACCTTGTTTATTATAACCTGTGTTGTATCCAATAGCTATTGATTGTACACCTTGTGTACTATAACCCGCCTGATATCCAATTGCTATAGCAGAATTTCCTTGGGGAAAGTAAGCCGCAGAATACCCGATTGCAATTGCTTGAAAACCTTGATTATATTGACCGGCATATCCACCAATGGCTACTGAATATTGACCTTGTGTAAGTTGACCGGCATTTTGACCAATAGCTACTCCGAGTGTAGCTTGATACACATTCCCGCTAAGAACCCCAATTGCAACTGAACCTGCGGCTTGATTAGTTTGACCAGCACTATTACCGATTGCCAAAGAATACTGCCCTTGATTGTATTGACCAGCTTGAAAACCTAATGCGACACCTTGCAAACCTTGATTATAAAATGCAGCATTATAACCAATAGCTATTGCATTTGTTCCTTGCCCAGTATTTCCTGCATTATATCCAATAGCTACTGAAGTATCACCTTGATTATTTGTGCCAGCAAATGGCCCAATTGATATCGAATTTTGACCTTGAAAAAAACCACCAGAATAATAACCAACTGCTACTGAATTTGTTCCTTGATAATAGTATCCTGCAGTATTTCCAAGACCTACAGTATATTGACCTTGCAAAACACCGCCAGCAAAATTACCAATTGCTAATGCACTATAGCCTTGGTTTGTACAACCAGCATTAGGGCCAATTGCTACTGCTATTAGAGATTGTGTATTTGCGCCAGCATTATTGCCAATTGCTATAGCACTGGCTCCTTGTATGTTTATGCCAGCAAAATTGCCAATTGCTATAGCACCGCCTCCTTGTATGCTTATGCCAGCATTATTGCCAATTGCTATAGCATAGTCTGCTTGACTATATTGACCAGCATTATTGCCAATTGCTACAGTAGCGTTTCCTTGTGTATTTGCGCCAGCATTATTGCCAACTGCTACAGCAAAATCTCTTTGGTTTGTATCACCAGCATTAGAACCAATTGCTACACTGGCGTATCCTTGCCCTATCTCACCAGAATAATTACCAATTGCTACACTAGCATCCTTTTGGTTTGTGATTCCACATTGAATTCCTATTGCTACAGACCATGTTCCTTGATTATATTGACCGGCATTGTATCCAATTGCTACTGCATTTGTTTGTTGATTATTAGAACCAGCTAAACTACCTAACGATATATTTAAGTTACCTACTACCCAGTTATTTGAGGTTGGCTTCCAATATAAATAGTCACCATAAAAAGTTCCAGTAGCGCCTATAATTCCACTTGCGCCAGTAGCGCCAGTAGCGCCAGTAGTGCCAGTAGCGCCAGTAGCACCAGTAGCACCAGTATTAGTGCTACTACCAGGTGGTCCAGTTGCACCTGTTCTACCAGTTGGACCGGTGGCACCAGTATTAGTGGTACTACCAGGTGGGCCAGTTACGCCCGTTGCACCTATGGCTCCTGTGGCTCCTGTTGCTCCTGTTGCACCTGTGGCTCCTGTTGCGCCAGTAGCACCCGTTGCGCCTGTAGCACCGGTTGCACCAGTAGATCCTGTTTTACCGGTTAGACCGGTTGCTCCTGTTGCGCCGGTGGCTCCCGTTGCGCCGGTGGCTCCCGTTGCGCCCGTTGTGCCTGTTGCGCCAGTTGCGCCTGTTGCGCCAGTTGCGCCTGTTGCGCCAGTTGCGCCTGTTGCGCCTGTTGATCCAGTTGATCCAGTAGCGCCTGTTGATCCCGTTGCGCCCGTAGCACCTGTTGTACCTGTTGCTCCTGTTGATCCGGTTGCTCCCGTTGCACCTGTTGCTCCTGTAGCACCTGTTGTGCCTGTAGCGCCTGTTGCGCCTGTTGATCCCGTTGCACCTGTAGCGCCTGTTGCGCCTGTTGCTCCTGTGGTTCCGGTTGCGCCCGTTGCACCTGTTGTGCCTGTCGCTCCGGTTGCGCCTGTAGCGCCTGTAGCGCCTGTAGCGCCTGTTGCGCCTGTAGCGCCTGTTGCGCCAGTTGCTCCTGTTGTGCCTGTTGCGCCTGTTGCGCCAGTTGCGCCAGTTGCGCCAGTTGCGCCTGTTGCGCCTGTTGCACCAGTTGCACCTGTTGCACCTGTGGTGCCTGTTGTCCCTGTCGCTCCTGTTGCGCCAGTTGACCCAGTTGCACCTGTTGCTCCTGTTGATCCAGTTGCGCCAGTTGCGCCTGTTGCTCCGGTTGCGCCAGTAGTGCCTGTTGCGCCTGTGGCTCCTGTGGCTCCCGTAGCACCGGTGGTGCCTGTTGCGCCCGTTGCGCCTGTTGCGCCTGTAGCGCCAGTTGCGCCCGTTGCGCCTGTTGTTCCTGTTGTTCCTGTTGCACCCGTTGCACCCGTTGCGCCTGTGGCTCCTGTTGCGCCTGTTGCGCCTGTGGCTCCTGTTGCGCCTGTTGCGCCGGTGGTGCCGGTGGCTCCTGTTGCGCCAGTTAAGCCTGTTGCGCCTGTTGCTCCCGTTGCGCCCGTTGTGCCTGTGGTTCCTGTGGCTCCTGTGGCTCCTGTTGCGCCCGTTGCGCCCGTTGCACCTGTTGTGCCTGTCGCTCCGGTTGCGCCTGTCGCTCCTGTTGCTCCTGTCGCTCCTGTTGCGCCTGTTGATCCAGTTGCGCCTGTTGCGCCTGTTGTGCCTGTTGCGCCTGTTGCGCCAGTTGCGCCCGTTGCGCCTGTTGTTCCTGTGGCTCCCGTAGCACCTGTTGTGCCTGTTGCGCCCGTTGCGCCTGTTGCGCCTGTTGCGCCTGTTGCACCTGTTGTACCGGTTGCGCCGGTTGATCCAGTTGCGCCTGTGGCTCCCGTTGATCCAGTTGCGCCTGTTGCGCCAGTGGCTCCTGTTGATCCAGTTGCGCCTGTTGCACCCGTTGCACCTGTAGCGCCCGTTGCGCCAGTTGCGCCAGTTGATCCAGTTGCGCCTGTTGCACCAGTTGCACCTGTTGCACCTGTTGTGCCCGTTGCGCCAGTTGCGCCCGTTGATCCGGTTGCTCCCGTAGCACCTGTTGTGCCTGTAGCGCCTGTTGCACCTGTTG